AAGCCTTCGCGGTACTTCTCAATCCCGGTGCGGCCTTCCAACAGTGGGCTGATTTCACCCGCTGCAAAGCTGCTAAATGATGGGGCTGATCGCGCCATCTAGTAACGCGCCTCAATAAAGTTAGACGCTTCTATGCGCCGGGTTGCGCCTTCTGTGCTGTCAACAAAGCGCGCTTCTTTAAGCGACTGATCATATGCTGATGTGGTGATCTGCACCATGCTGGTTGACCCGGTGATTGCGTAAGCCATCTCTGCCGCCAAGCGCATTGACAGCGCTTCGATCAAACCGCTGTCATACTCATTAGGATCTGTGATGCGCGCCACGTACTTAATCTTTGCGGTGCCTTCATCAGTTACGATGTTGCGGCCTTCGATAACAAACGCAGGGCCACCGCTGTTGTTCATCATGTTGTCCTGCGGATAGGACATGCTGCCGTTGCTGAACTCCAGCACTCTCAGGCAATACGGGTCAGTCGGCAAAGGGTATTGGTGAGCGTAGCCAAACGTGGGGGCTGTGGATGATTGCGCAAGATCCTGACGCCTGATGAGGCAATTCCACGGATGTGCGCGAAATACGCTGTCGCGGATGCTGTCATATCGCTGATTAACGATGCGCGCAGCTTTGCTGTTTTCGTCAAACGCAGAGATATTGGAAGCACCCAACACGTTAAGCGCGCCGTTTGCAATATCGACTGTAGAAGTCATGCAATCACCAAATTTTTAGGGGGGGTGTAGAGAGGCAGGGGCAGCAAGCCGCCCCTGCCGGGTTAGTTAGTCAACAGCGTATTTGATGGTGACCTCAATGGTGCCAGTGCCAGCGGCACCGCCCATTGTTGCGGTCACGACCACGCCATCTTCATTGGTGTCAGTCACGGTGCCAGATCCCAGCGCCAAGGTGGCAAGGATGTCCACCTTCTGCGCGCCAGTTGACGCAGCGGCAGCTTTGTAAGCTGCAGCCGCCGCTGACACGGCAGTACCCGCCGCATTGGTGTGGGCTGCATAGCCGACACTAAGCGTTGTGCTGCTTCCTAGCGCGTCATGCGCTAACGATCCTTCGATCAAACGCGCGCCGTCTGGCAGAGTGAACATCTCAATAACATCGCCAGATGCAAGAGATGACGCTTCATAAACGCCGTGAGCAACTCTGATGCGTCCACCCATTGCATTCGCAGGGTTTTTGACAATCGGGGTTGCCCGTGTATTGGTCCGTTGGACCGAGTAAACAGTAGCCATTTTTCAGTCCTCCTTATTCAGTACACGCGATTTCGACGACCTTGGCCTCTTCCATCCGGGTCGCGCCAATCGTCTGGCAGTAGTACACCTGAGTGGCATACGATTTGTCGGAGCGCTCATCGATCCGGGCAGTAGGCTCTTTGCCCATCGCCAGCTTTAGGCCATCGCCAGCAAAGGCAATCACGGCGCGGTTGCCGTCACTGTCAGTGGTTAAGCGATTTGACACGATGAACTTAAAGCCGCTGAACGTATCCATCTGGCCCTGAGCCAACGCCTTGACGGTGTTGAAGTCAGATGACGTTACCTGCGTGGTTCCCAGCAGAGATGTGATCTGCTTAGGGGCGCAAACAATGTAACGCGGGATAGATGGATCTACGCTGCCCTCGTCCAAGATCTCCTTGGCTGACAGCAGTTTGGCAATCGTCAGAGATGCCGACCCATGCGCAACTTTTTGGCCAGAAGGCAGTGCAGTAGATGTGGAACCATCCTTGCCTGTCTTAGCTGTCCCAATCGCGGCTGCGATGATCACGTCATCCATGGCGCGGCCCATGGCAGCGGCTGCTGCGCGTGCATAGGTTGATGTTGGATCAACCAACAAACGCACCTTGTCCTGATCATCGATCAAGTCAGCGTATTCATAGTCTGACATTGTGACCATGCGGCGGCTGTGGGGTGTATCGATTACATTACCTTCAAACAAGATCGCTAATCTTGCCCCGCCCTGCTGGGCCGCTGCATGTCGCCATGCAGATGAGACTATATCACCATCCCAATGGGATGCTCTGCGCTTCGACCCGCTTGGGTCTACTCCCCTACCGGGGATAGTCGTTGCACCTTCCCTTTACAGGGCTTGGCTCAGGATTATCTCAATGAGACTTCCCCTGAGTTCACAGAGTTTTTCAAAGCAGATTGCTCTGCTAGGCCGCTAAAGTTAACGGGGTATCCGCATGACGGGTTGTTCTAAGAACAGCAGCGGCAGAGCCGACCTGATCAAAGAATGCTTTCTCACCATTTACGCTTTCAACATCAACCGCGCCACGCAGGAGCGATCCCATTTGCTGCGAGAGCATCTGGATGTTGGAAGAATACTGGTTGACGAAAGCTGTAGTGATTTGTGAAGACATTTGTCTCACTCCTAAGCTCATGAAATTAAAGGGTTTATCGCTCGGTTATCCCAGCCGGGGCCGTGCTTGACGCCGCCAGCATACAAGTCAGGTAAGTTTAGAATTGTATGATGACGGTAAAGGTTGTCAGCCTGCTGGTCACACCAGCGTGATGCGCGGGGCCGTAGCTTGTCCGCTAAACTCTAAAGATATTCGCGCAGGCGTAACGCCTCTTGCACGTATTGTTCACGCTCCGGGTGATCACGATCCCAATATGGGCCGTCCCGCCGCGTGACTTCACTTAACTGTCGTTGCGCCTCGTCTGGCGTCATGACCATCTCGGCTGTTTCTCCGATCAGGTTATCCTCGCCAATCTGTTCAGCAAATGCGCTAAACATGCGTATGATCTCCGGGTGATCGCCCAGCAACCTGCCGTCAGACAGTTCAACATCCTCAAGAATGTCTACCTTATCGCCAAGCATTTGCCTTGCTGCGCCCATTGCCATTTCCATGCGCTGATCGAATGCCTTGCCGTACTGTTGCCTTAACTCCTGCTCACCTTCGTGCCGCAGGGTGTCAGCCTGATCAGCCCGGTCAGTTGCCATTTGGCCTAAGCTGGCATCCATAAACTCTGCCACGCTTTGCGCTTGCTTGCCTGACAGGCCAGCCTTGTAAGCGCTTTCTCGAAAGCCTTCCAACGTGCTGTCAGCCAGTTGGCCGTCTAGCCGAAACTCGTAGCCTTCGCTTGTCTCAGGCCTGCCGCTGTGGATGTGATGCTCAGTCCACTGGTCATCTGTCCAGCTTTGAGATGGCTTGCCAATCTTATCGCCGCCAATCATGCGCTGGGCATGTGTGTAACTTTTAGCCAGCGCGCCAACATCGTTGAAATTGCGTAAGCTGGGTTCGCCGCGCAGATCCTCTGGCAGGCTGTCAAGAAAGCTAACTGCCGGGGCTGCATCAGCCACGTCTGGAGATCCCGCTTGCGGGGTTGCCTCTTCGCTCATGTGGGGTATTTACCTCTTGGGTTTGGCGTCCTCGGCCAGCATCCGGGCGATCAATAATATTGCGCTACGCTGACCCTCGTGAAACGCTGTCTGGTGCGGATCGCCCTGCACAAATGTGGTCTGCTCAAATGCAAACCGTGTCTTTAAATCAGCCAGCACAGTCTCGCCATCTTCGTTATTAAAAGTGCGGCGATAGGCTAACTTCATATCTTCGATTTGCTTCATTGTTGCAGCACGCCCAGACCGCCGACAGCTTTCACCATTGGTGCCGCCGCGCCCATCGCTTCAGCAGTTTGCGTCTGTTGATCAAGCTGCATTTGCTGTGCCTGTTGCGCCTGCTGTTGCTCGCGCATCTCTTCAACTTCCTGATCACTGCGTAATACGCGCGCCGGGATGCCTGTGACTTCGACCAGATATTTCACCAGCTTATCTGTGTCCAAATAGTCCATCACAGGTGCTATCTCAGCAACCTGCATCATGACCTCAAAGCCGCGCAGCATGGATTGCAGATCTGTCAGCTTCTGCGCTTTCGCAAGTGGGCTGACATACTCAATATCGATGTCTTGACCTTGCAGGCTCTCAGGGGCTGGGGGGAGAAGGCCAGCCCTGAGAAGCAATCCGAACGACCTGCTGATCAAAGGCTGTAGCAGTTCAGATTGCAGCCTGCCTAGCACTGGGCCAAGCAATCGCATCTTTTCCTCGTTACGTTGCAGCACCTC